CTATGAAACGTATAGCACTTGACATTGAAACAGACGGTATTGACGCAAAGGTAGTACACTGTGTATGTGGTCAAGATGTAGACACAGGAGAGAAGTTTGAGTGGCATAAATATAACGGTGGCTTCGACAGCCTTACAAGATGCTTATCTGAATATGATGTTATTGTTATGCACAACGGCGTATCATTTGATGCACCAGTATTGAACAAGCTTCTTGATACTAAGATACCTTTGTCTAAGATACGTGATACTCTAATACTATCACAGATTGTAGACCCTTCCCTAGAGAATGGACATAGCTTGAAAGCTTGGGGTCAAAGACTAGGGGAATACAAAATGGATTACTCTGACTTCTCTGAGTTTAACATGGAGATGTTAGAGTATTGCAAGCAGGATGTTGAAGTAACTATTAAGTTATACAAACACCTGCTACCTAAACTACAGAAGTTCTCTGCTAAGTCTATCAAACTAGAGCATGATGTTCGTGCAATAGTAGACCGACAAGAGAAGAATGGATTCAGTCTTGATATACCAAAGGCTTCTATCCTTGTAGCCAAACTATCTGAAGAGGCTGCGGATATCGAACAAGAGATGCAGGAAATCTTCCCACCTATTGTTCATGAAAGATATTCGGAGAAGACAGGTAAAAGATTACAGGATAAGGTTGAGGTATTTAATCCTGGCTCTCGCCAACAGATAGCCTTTCGTCTGATGGAGAAGGGTTGGAAGCCTGAGAAACACACACCTACTGGTCATCCTATTGTGGATGAAGGTACTCTAAAGAATGTTGACATACCTGAAGCACAGAAGATTGCAAGGTATCTCCTTCTTCAGAAGAGGGTGTCACAGGTTAAATCATGGCTGGATGTAGTCCAAGAAGATGGTAAAGTTCATGGGCGTGTGATGACATTGAAAGCCATCTCTGGACGCATGGCACATCACGGTCCTAACATGGCACAGATACCTGCCGTTTACTCTCCCTACGGCAAAGAGTGCAGAGAAGTGTGGAAGACTACTTCACCTTCGTACAAACTGTTAGGCTGTGATGCGTCAGGTTTAGAATTACGCTGCCTAGCACACTATATGAATGACGATGAGTTTACTAGAGAAGTAGTAGACGGTGACATTCATACAGCAAATCAAAAGAATGCTGGACTTGATAGCCGGGATCAGGCAAAGACATTTATCTATGCATTAATTTATGGTGCAGGTCCAGCCAAGATTGGTTCCATCGTAGGTGGTGGAGCTAGAGAAGGTCAAGCAGTTATGAATAAGTTTATGTCAAACATGCCAGCGTTGAAGCGTCTTCGTAATGCAGTGGACAAAGCTGCACAAGAAGGTTTCATTCGTGGCCTTGACGGTAGACTACTGGTTGTCAGACAGCAACATGCCGCTGTTAACCTTCTGTTACAAGGAGCAGGTGCAATTATTTGTAAGGCTTGGCTTCGTAAAATAATACTACTAGCAGAGAGAGAAAAGATAGACTATAAACTTGTTGCTAGTATCCACGATGAATATCAGTTTGAAGTGAATACATTACATGCAGATAAGCTTGGAAGGATTACCAAAGATGCAATGAAGTTTGTTGAAGAAGAACTAAAAGTTAACTGTCCATTGGATAGTGAATTTAAAGTAGGAAATAATTGGGCAGAAACACATTAACTGTTGACATTAAAATAGTAGTGTGGCATAATACTTGAAATCAAGGCAGTGATCTTTGAATCACATTTAACAAGGAGAATATAAGAATGAGTGTTATTACTGGCAAAGCATACTGGGCGTTTGTTCATGAAGCTAATACAACTTTTGAGCCTGCATGGTCTATTGATATTGCTTTAGATGAAGCTAACAAAGCTATCGTAGAAGCTGACGGTTTGAAGTATCGTAACAAGGGTGACGAGCGTGGTGACTTCATTACAATCAAACGTAAGGTTGAAGGCAAGAACCGCCCTAATGATCCACCTGAAGTTGTTGATCACATGAAGCGTATCCTTGCTTCTGAGAAGAACTTCATTGGTCCAGGTTCTATTGTTAATGTTCAATACAAAACATATGAGTGGAACTATAAAGGTAACTCAGGCATTGGAGCAGACCTTCAGAAGATCCAGCTTCTTGAACTAGAAGAGTTACCTGATAGCCAAGATGACGAACTACCTGTAGTAGATTCAGGTTACGCTTCGGTAGACAACCTAAGTGAAGAAGTTCCTTTCACTAACTAACTAAGAACAAGGGAGCAGCATCATTGTGAATGGCTGCGGTCTGGCTTGTGTTTGCGGTGGGTACGCCAGTTTTTATAGGAGAAGACAGTGAAAGAATATACAGAAGAGTATGAACTTATTCAGCGTGATCCAATCATGGGAACTGAAACAGTTGTAAAGGGTAATGCACTAACATGGATGGAACTACAAGACTTACTACTTAGATTTGTCCATGCATCAGGATATTATTACATTACTGATATACAGTTCCTTAAAGAGGAAGAGGAAGAGCTATGAGGCATGAAGAATACATGAAGCAGGCTAACTCACAGTCTGATAATTTAGACATGGTTAATTCACCCCCTCACTACAATCATGCAGGTATAGAATGTATTGAAGCAATTGAAGCTGCACTAACCCCTGAAGAGTTTCGTGGTTACTGCAAGGGAAACAACATCAAGTATACATGGCGTGAGAACTACAAGAATAAAGATGAAGATCTTGCCAAAGCAAACTGGTACTTGACTAGATTACTAAAACAAAAGGAAATGTAATGGCTCATATTGACACACTAATAGATGACATATATAAAACACTTGAAGAAGGTATTGATAACGTATCAGTTAAGAAGCGTGATGCAATCTATAAGTGTGGTACAGAAGTTATGGCTGCCATCACAAGTGCATTCACGGAGAAGCGTGACAACGACAATCCTACATTACGTATGTCACAGATTGGTAAGCCTTCACGTCAAGTATGGTATGACATGAAGAAGACAAACCGTGAACCACTGACTGGTCAGACACGTATTAAGTTTTTGTTTGGTGATCTTCTAGAATCATTGCTTCTATGTCTTGCCGAACTTGCAGATCATGAAGTATCAGAACAACAAAAGACTGTCGAGGTTGACGGTATTAAAGGTCACACCGACTGTCGTATTGATGGAGTATTAGTAGATGTCAAGTCAGCATCGCCCTATGCTTTTAAGAAATTCAAGGATGGCACCTTGTCTTCTGATGATCCCTTTGGTTATATTGCTCAGATTTCTGGGTATGCAGAAGCCCAAGGTGACAATGAAGCAGCGTTCTTCGCAATAGATAAATCATCTGCAGAACTAGCATTACTTAAAGTACACTCTATGGAAATGATCAACGTCAGTGATCGTATTACTGAACTTAAATCAGCCGTAGGAAAAGACAGCCCACCACCACGTTGTTATACTGACGAGGCAGACGGAGCCTCTGGTAATCGTAAGCTTGCTATCGGTTGTGTGTATTGTCCATTTAAGAAATCATGTTGGGCAGATGCTAATGGTGGTGTAGGTCTTCGTGGTTTCAAATACTCTAATGGTGTTCGTTACCTTACAGTTACTGCTAAGATGCCAAACGTGGAAGAAGTTGCTGTATGAAAAAGACTGCCAAGAGACAGAGAAAAAACTCATACTCACATAAGTACAGAAGTAATTCAGAACTTTCCTGCAGCGAACAGCTAATCAAGAATAAGATTGACTTCAAGTATGAACCATACCCCATTGCATATGAATGGTTTGAGAACAAGAAATACATACCAGATTTCCTGTTACCAAATGGTATTATACTTGAAGTCAAAGGCAGGTTCATGTTAGAGGACAGGAAGAAACATCTGTTCCTTAGATCACAACATCCTGATATTGATATACGTTTTATCTTTGATAACCCTTATCGTAAACTTTACAAGGGTGGTAAGATGACGTATGCAGATTGGTGTGATAAGTATAAGTTCAAGTTCTGTAAGTTAAATGAAGAGATACCACAGGACTGGCTTACCTAATGATAGATACTGAAATCAATCTAGTGCTATCTAGTGATGCCCAAGTAAGTATATCTTCTCCAGAAAAAACATTATATCTGGCGGTTATCCTTCAAGCTTTACTGGACGCAACCAAACCTTCATACAACGGAGAACCAGAACATGCAGTCTTAGAAAGAGACAGGGCTATAGCATGGTTCTTTGCATCTGTTGGTGTAACTGCAGAAGACTTTACTGAAGTGTGTGATAGTGCAGGTGTAAACCCTGAATACATGAGACAATTTGCTTTTCGTGTACTAAAATCTGGTGAGGTAGACTTTGTTCGTAAGAGAATAAATGCTATTCTTGGTCACTAGTTCTATTGTAATTCGTATTCGTTTGTGATACTATTATTTTTCGTCACACTATAATCCCGGAGAGATATACATGAATAATATTTTACCTACAGACTACCAAAATTTTATTGCGTTATCACGATATGCACGTTGGAAAGAAGATGAACAACGCCGTGAGACATGGACTGAAACAGTACAAAGATACTTTGATTATATGGAAGGGCATCTAGGTGCTAACTATGCTTATAAGTTATCCTCAGATCTTCGTAAGAAGCTGGAAGAAGCAGTACTAAACCAAAGCATTATGCCTAGCATGAGAGCATTGATGACTGCAGGTCCTGCCTTAGATCGTTGTCATGTAGGTGGTTACAATTGTTCTTACGTACCAGTAGATAGCCCTCGTGCCTTTGACGAAACAATGTACATTCTTATGTGTGGTACAGGTGTAGGCTTCTCTGTTGAACGACATGTAGTAGAGAAACTGCCAACAGTTAATGAAGATTTCCACGACACTGATACAGTAATTAAGGTAGGCGATAGCCGCCCAGGTTGGGCTAAATCATTACGTGAGTTGATTGCAATGTTGTATGCTGGTCAGGTTCCCAAGTTCGATGTCAGCGAGGTGCGTCCTGCAGGCGCAAGACTTAAGACATTTGGTGGCAGGGCATCAGGTCCTCAACCGTTGATTGAGTTGTTTGAGTTTTGTATTAAGAAATTCAAGGGTGCAGCAGGACGTAAACTTTATCCCATCGAATGCCATGATCTTATGTGTAAGATTGGAGAAGTTGTGGTTGTAGGTGGTGTACGGCGGTCAGCCCTGATCAGCCTGTCAAACCTTAACGATGATCAAATGAGACATGCAAAGTCAGGTCAGTGGTGGGATGAGCCTGGAATTAAACGTGAAGGTCAACGTGCCTTGGCTAACAACTCTGTTGCTTACAAAGAGAAGCCAGAGATGGGTACCTTTATGCGTGAGTGGTTATCACTTTACGAATCACATTCAGGTGAGCGTGGTATCTTCAACCGCCAAGCAGCTATCAAGCAAGCGGCTAAGAATGGGCGGCGTGATACTGAACATGACTTCGGGTGCAATCCTTGCAGTGAGATCATCCTACGTCCTTACCAGTTCTGTAACCTGTCAGAGGTTGTGGTACGAGAGAGCGACACAGTTGAAACACTTCGTGAGAAGGTGAAGCTTGCTACTATCCTTGGTACATTCCAAGCTACCTTGACTAACTTTAAGTATCTACGTAATGTGTGGAAGAAGAACACAGAAGAAGAACGGTTGCTTGGTGTGTCGTTGACAGGTATCATGGATAATAAACTAACATCTCAGATTGGTGGTACATTAGAAAC